TCTTAAACCCACTGGAAGGTTATAAGCTTCTGAAAATGACCAACCGCCTGAGTATTTTAAAAAGAAGAACTGTTCATATATGTTCTCCATATACTCATCGGTCAGGCCAAAAAAAGTCCGCTGTAAGCGGAACCTCCAGTTCTTGCTCGTTGTCGCACTCGGCGCACGCAAAATGTTGGGTAAGATCAATGGTTGGAGCGACAAATCTATAAGCAAGTCGTAAGTGACGAGAATCCATGGAGGGGATGTTTTGAACCAAATAGTTGATGGCCTCTGCGGATGAATCTCCATTAACTGCGATCACAATATTGATTATTTGTCTTGTAATGCCTTTTTCGTGAGTTTTTTGTTTGCGATCTGCCTCCATTCCATTTAATAAGTTCTTCTCGTCGCGACCAGTTAAAAGTCGGAAGGTTACGTCGACTTTTGTCACAGGAAGGGTGACATTGAATGTTCCATCTCCATTGTCCACAATGTCCCAACCCTCTTTTAACTCTCCATGAAAGATGTTCGCTTCATTTAAATCAAAGGAATAGTCTTGCGTAGTATTACAAGAGGGGCAAGTAACTTGAGTGTCGTATTCATTACCATATCCGGATACGCGTGTAGCGATCACAATCGCATTTTTATCTCCTATTAAGAGAGAATCCGGATCGATGCGCCTATCTACGATTAAGTTTTCAATAACTCTATCAAGCGCCACACCCTTCTTTAGAAGCGTGCGAGAAGTAAGCATATCCTCTTCTTTTGCCGTCATTTGGCGAATTTCAATGCTATCCTCTCCATGTAGGGGGTGACCTTCGGGATAAAACTTACCCCCAGAAGGTAATTCTACAAACTCTGTTGGAACAACAAAAGAAAAAGAAGCCGCTCCCTCGTTTTGCATCATCTGCGGAGGAGGGCTCGTATCCTGTTGGTGAACGCCTCCTGCGCGTTCTCTATTTCGTGACAATATACACCTCGTCTATTTTTTGTCTATACGTTAAAGAATTCGGTACCGCCATCGCCGGCAACCAAAACAGAGCCATTGGCGAATGTCTGGATTCTGGCCCAGTCATATGCGACGGTAAGTGACAACTCTGTCAAATCATCCGTACCATATGCCAAATCGCCATACTTAACTTCTGTGAGGAAAGAGTTCCAAAGGGTCCACTTTTCTAATTCTGCACCATTTGAATCGATTTGTGTAATTATAATTGTTCCCAAGGCTCCTGCTGCCTTGGCTTTTGAAATAGTTCCCATTTGATCTGTGGTTGGATCGGTGGGCGGTGAGTATCCGGATTGCACAAGAATATCAGAAAGAGTTGCGGACATGTCCGGATCAACTGGATCAACCAAAGTAATACTTATGTCCTGCCACGTCACTTTCCCGGGATACTTAAACACATGGTTTAAATAATTGTGCTCTGTAGAAGCAACCTGAAAAGAAGGTTTAGCTGCCGTTTTAGCATACCACAAGGTGGCGCCACCGATAGGTGCAGCAATGTTGGAAAACTCCACATAAAACCTAAATTGTCTCTTTGGATCTTTTAAAGTGGTATCTTCACCGAAATTTGTTGACCAGAATGGCATGTTTAAGAACTCCTATAATCTATTTTTAAATAGTGCGGTGAGGGAAAAACCCCCACATCTTTAATCTTCGAATGACGCCCCCGTTGACATAATGACAAAGTCGATGGCGATGTACTCAATGGCTCGAGCAGGCTTAATCATAATCTTTGCATACAAAATGTTCTGATCGATAAGATCTGGAGTCGTGGTACTCTCATCAAGGATGAGCTTGTAATCTGTGATACCAAATCTAACCTTGATGTTGGCAAGGAAGGGCTCAATCAAAGCGATGAAGCGGTTCCATGTTGCCTGCACATTTTGTTCAAAAAGAATTTGTGTGGAAAGAATAGAAATCTGCTTTTTCATGTAGATGACCAATCTTCTCACGTTAATTCTATCAAGAGCCGATTGGCGCTCTTGAAGCGTTTTCTGGCCGAAAACAACGAGCCCGTTGGAAGGGAACGATGCGATGGGGTTAATGCGACTCTCATAAAGAGTGTCGCGCTCCTTGGAGGTGAGGCGTTGAGTAATTCCGGTGATAGGAATGCCTGCGGCTCCCTTCGACAAGCCGCCGCGATTGAATCCGGCCGGCGCAAACCACAGTTCAGATGACGCTTCAGAGCTAGCCAAAACGCCCATCATTGCAACAGTGGGTGGAATCCACAACATTATACCAGTATTTTCATCGCGAGTCTGCACCCACGGATAGAAAGTTGCACCATAGCTGGAATCAATTCTCCTATCCTTCAATGCCGTAGCGGCAGTGGTGGGGGTTGTTCCAATTCTACTCGACTTATTAGCATAATATTGCTCATGAGGGGGAATGTATACACTAGCTAAATCAACGAGGGCCAAGGCATCTGCTCGATCCTCACAAACATTAATCATATGACCAGTTAAACTATCATTTGTCAAGCCAGGAACCGTTAAGAGGTTCATGTCAACAAACTCCGGATCTGCAACTGTGTCGATGGCGCGGCGGAATGTGTGATACACATAACTAGTATCTTCGGTCGACGTCGCCGTCATACCTCCATTATATAGAGGATCGGGCTTCATGATGTTAAAGCCGTCGAAACCACCAAAGAATGGAGCAGTGAATTTATTATATCCAGCATCCAAAGTGGTTGCGGAAGAACTATTAACAGCTGAACCTGCGGTGCGCGAGCCAGATTGATAATAATAAATTCCAGAACTTCCTGTCGTTAGATCGTCAAGCGAGAATACGTAGGCATAATCCTCAACGCCGGCGGTGCTGTGTGGTGCTGTCGGATTCGTTCCTCCACCGGTGGCGCCCCGGGGGCCATTAGCGCTGTACCCGCTGTAAAGGTGCCCGTGGAAATCGGCGACACTTGCGTCTGGAGTTGTGCTGGTTGCCGTTCTAGTTGTCTGCATTCCAAAATATGCGTCTGTTTGATCGCTCAATCCGCCATCAGATGCTGACACTCTAAGTCTTACTTGGGGAAACGCAAGAGAGCCCGTGCAACTACCGACATTATCAAAGTCACTCGCGATTCCTCCCCCACCAGAAAGATAAACAACCCCACCTATAAGCGCGTTGGACGACGCATCATGAGCGACAATGTCAGCGCCGCCGGTTAGAAAAGCCTGTGTACCAAGCGCCATCCCATCGACGGCGATGCCGGTGCCGGCTGTGGTGCCAGCGGGCGATAAGTTACAAGCACCAGTGGCATTAAGATCATACACTGCTCTAAAGCGGGGTGGTCCAAAATAGCCTAATGGAAGAAGCGAATCATCGGTTGCGCCAGCATCAACATCTGTATTCATTTCAACATAAACGAACTTAGAGTTGTTGTCATAGTCGCCATAGGTCTTAAGGACTTTATTCGTAGTATCCCATTCCATGTACTTGTTGCCAATAACTCTCGCAACATAACTTGGCGACGTAGGATCGAGATTTAAGTTATCAAATCTCTCTAGAATTTCAATAGCATTATCGGTGTCATATAAGTTTCTAATGAGAACGGAGAAAGTACCAAACTCACTAACAGTTGTGGTTGAAGGTCGAATATTCGCAATTGAAACCTTACAATTCTTGTGTAGCCACTCGCCATGGCCGCGGCCAACTAAGCGAAAAAGCCTCTGTGATCTAAAGGGAACGTATGAAGTACCAGCCCCTAGATCTTGTCCAATAAACCAACCAGATGTTCCCTCCACCGTTGCATTAGATTCCATATCGTAGGGACCTATGGTGGAATTGTTAGATATCGCCATCACACACCCTAGGGCTCCGGATGTCATACCGCGGTCTCTCAATTCTTGCTCATATGTTTCACCAAGCCAATAAGTTTTAGCATATTCAGTAGTAGCAGTATAGAATGTGGAAGAGCTTACAAGCTGTGGATTGGTGTTAAACACTTTGCGAATAAAGTTGCTTTTTGAGTCATCGAGACTAAAGCTAATCTTTTCATCGCTGCCAATTCCACCACTAATAACCAATGTAAAGAGGTTCTCGTTATCGGTTCCAATGATAACATTGTTAGAGCCGGTGGTAGGCACCGCATCTGCAGAATCAGCCAAATTCAGAGCTGAGCCTCCATAAATTGTACCGCTAAGGTATACCTCCCCTTGGTTAACATACCAAATAGCCGCAAGACTGCCTGTTCCCAGTATGGCTTGGGCGGCCGCTCCGGAAGTAAATAACCAAAGTCCATAAGCACCACCATTGGTAGAGGGAATTCCAGTTGGGCTCTTTTGAGTCTTCCATCCGGCCGCGGCATCTCCCTCTGTGGTACTGCCAAGAGATGTCTGTTCTCCCAACAATCGAATGTAAGTAAGAGGGGCAACATTTGCGTTCAGGAAGGCTTTTGCCGCGTACGTCCCATACATTGGAGATTGATAATTGCCATTACGATAGATGTCTCCACCTCCCATACCAGGCACTGTATCGCCAAACATTTCAACAAAGTCTGAATAAGATTCAACCTTTACGGGTTGCATGGATAAGCCGCGGCGCGCCCTGCCGATTACGACGGGCCCGATTGCTTCAGGACTTGTTGGAATAAAGGAGTTATCAATCTCATTGATGAACACTCCAGGAGATACAAATTTAAAACTTTTAACTGACATTATTGTGTTCCTCTTGCCAAAATAGGTGTAAATGGCGACCTAATCATTAATTAAGTAGTATTTTTAAT